GGCGAGCACGAGGTCGCTCATGGCGCCACGATCTCCGCGTCGGCGACGAGACGGCCGTCGTCGTCGGCCGAGAGCGTGACCTGCTTCACCTTCACGCGCGGCTCGTAGGTGCGCACGGCGCGGATAACGTCAGCCTGCAGCCCCGCGCCGACGACGGTCTCGGGCGCGTCGACCAGGTCCTGCGGCGTCCCGAGCGCGCGCGAGAGCGGCACCGTTCCCGGCTCGGTGGTGAGCAGGATGCGAACGTTCTGGATCACCTCCTCGACGCGAGAGGGCGCCCAATTGATCGGCCGCATCAGTGGTACTCCTTGAGGGTGAGGCGCACGGTCGCGACCAGGAGCACGCCCTTCGAGTCGAAGCGCGTGAAGGTCTCGTGAAGATGGCGGAGCGTGTAGTCGCCAGCGAGAACGCCGCCGATGACGAGCGGGAGCACGGCGCCGGTGTCGCGCAGCTTGCGCAGGTTCTCGATCTCCGTCTTCGGCACGACGCCGCGGTCGATGTCGAAGCGCACCTGGAGATTGACGTCGTCGAGGCCGGGCCCGATGAACTCCGACACCGGTTGCCCAGCGTAGACCTCGTGGTCGGCCCAGCGCGACGCGCCTTCGCGCTCGAACTCCGACCAGGTGCGCAGCCGGTCGTGCGACGCCTCGAAGGTAACCTTGGTGTCGCCGTCGCCGAGAGTGCCGAGGCTCATGCGGACTTCAGCTTTCTCGTCGACGAGATGTAGATCTTGTTGCCATAGCTGCCGCCGTCGGTGGTGTCACCGTCGCGCAGCACGCTGTTCTCGCCCTTCTGCAGCTTCGTCGAGCCGAGATCGGTCGCCTTGAGCGAGACGTCGTCGGTCCCACTGATGGGAGCGCCGCCGCCGGTGAGGCCGGCGAAGGTGAAGGTGCCATCAGCCTCGTAAATGACTTTCTGGCCGCCCACCTTCACTTTCGAATAGCCGACAGTGGTGATCGTGACTGGCGGCGTCCACGTCCCCGACGCGGCCCCGGTGTAGGGCGTGGTGCCCGCCGTCGTCTGTACATCCGCCGCGGTCGCGACCGGCTTGCTCATCAGATCACGTCCATCGCGGTGGTGACCTGGCACTTGATGTTGCCGGCCTTGATGGTCACGTCGTGGCTGCCCGCGTCGATCGTCATGTCGGCGGCGGCGGTGATGTTCACCGCCCCGCCGCTCTTGAGATCGATCTCGCCGGAGCCGCCGGCCGTGTCGATCGTGGTCTTGCCCTTCGTCTTCACGAGCACGTCGCCCGAGCCTGCGGTGTTGTCGACGGTGACGTTGCCGTCCTTGTCGAGCGTCATCGTCGCCTTCTCGCTGGAGATGACGCGATCCTTTTTGTCGGCGGTCGGTGCGGCGTCGGCCTCGCTGTAGAACGCGCCGAGCACGAAGCCCACATCGATCGGGCCCTCGAGGAAGACGCAGAGGACGATTGAATCTTTCTTGGGCAACGAGAAGTCGCCGGGGCGCGTGACGAGGACCTGGAGGTCATACGACAGGACCGGATCGTCCTGCACGTCCGAGAGCGTCACCTGCGCCGTGTGGCGCTTCTCGTCGACGGAGTTGACCCGCGCCTGCCTGAACTCGCCGCGCATTCTAGTAGCCCTCCAGCGTGCGGCGCACGTCGATGGTGGTGGTGTAGCCGCCGACCGGCTTGTGCGCGGCTTTGGTGATGATGAATTTCCCGTCGAATCCGAAGGCGTTCGTGAGGTCGAAGGTCACGCCAGCCACCAGCGCAGGGTCGCCGACGGTGGTGATCGTGCCCTTCGTCGCCCAGCGATTCGCGGCGCGGAGGAGGGCCTTCGCGCGGTCGGCCGCCTCGGAGAGCTCGTCGATCGGCATGCGGAGCTCGAGCGTTTGACCATTCGGATCGAGGCCGGCCACCGTCTGGCCTTCGGGCGGAAACTGCCCCTTCTTCTCTTTCCCGGTGCGCGGATCCAGAAAGGTGATGTGCGCCGATCCGTAGCGCGCGCTGTCGTCGCTGTCGAAGCTCCAGGACATCGCGCGCCCGCCGATCAGATCGATCGTCCCCGAGCTCGCCGTCGAGTCGAGAGTGAGCTCGTCGAAGATCGCGATCGAGTCCTCGGTCACCTTGAGCGTGCGCCCGATGTCCTTGCAGAGCTCCTCGAGGAACTCGAGGTCGCTCTTGTCGACCTGGGCGCGGTGCGCGAATTTAAATCCCTCTTCGCCGCTGAAGTTGAGCGTGAGGCCAGCGCGATCGGCGATGTCCTCGGCGATCTGCTTGAGCGATGCGCTCCGGTGCATATGCGTTCGCTTCCGACGGCGAAGGCCGGTCCCGAGCGGTGCGGAGACGCACTGCAGCGATGCGCGCCGCGGCGGACCCTGGAGAGTGATCTTGTCGTGCGCGAACTTTCCGAGGCGGAGATCGATGGTGGTGGGCTTGTCCTTCGAACCGAGGAACCACGACTCGGCCTTGAGGCGAGCCTCTACGCTGTCGCCGAACGTCGGCCGCCAATCGCCCGACCACAGCCCTTCGCGATCTTCGAGCTCGAGCGAGAGCGCGTCGGCCGCTCCGGAGAGGTTGTCGGTGTAGCCGAGCTGGAGGAGGTGCGGCGCGAGGTCGCGCGTCGAGTCCTTCGATTTCCACGTCACCGTGATCTCGGCGTGCCGCGCCTGGCTCAAGGCTTCCTCCACGGCGGCAGGCTCGCGGGGGGCAGCGGCGCGGGCAGCGGCGGGACGGAGAGCACGACGCCGGCGTCGAAGCGCGCAATGTAGTTGTAGGCCGGGTTCGCGTCGAGGAGCTCGGCCATAAAGCGCTCGGCATCGAGCGGGCGCGCGGCGCCATAGACGCGCACGGCGATCATGTCCCAGGTGTCGCCGCTGCGCGTCGTGTACGAGGGCAGCGTCGACGGCACCTGCTGCGCCGACGTGTCATCGTCGCCGAGCGGGAAGCCGAGAAGCGCGCCGAGGCCGCCGCCCATCTATTTTTTCGCAGCCTTCGGCGGAACGGGCGGAGCTGCGGCCGGCTTCGGGTGGCGCTCGATGGTGAGCGCCTTGAAGTCGATGGTGTCGTTTTCGCCGATGGAATATTTCTTCTGCGCGGCGTCGTAGACCGCGGCGTGCTCGGCGGCGGATGCCTCCTGCTCCAGCTCGAGCACCTTGCGCTGCAGGCGGAGCTGCTCGGCGTCCGACTTGAGCAGCTTCTCCTGCGCGCTGAAGAGCGCCTCCTCGAGGTGGGCGATGCGAATCGCCTGCGCGTCGACGCGCTCGATGGGGGAGGGCTTCGCGGCCGCGGGCGCGGTGGCGGGAGGTTTCGCCTTGGCGATGCCGTCGCCGAATGCAGCCGAGTAGGCGCACAGCACCGCGAATAGAGCGAGACCTGGATAGCGCATCAGTCCTCCGATCATTGGGTGGCCAGAAACGAGAGCCCCTCGAGCGAAACGTTGGCTACCAGCCCCGAGGCGAGATTGATCGTCCCGTCGCTGTTGATGTCGATGTCGCTGAGGGTGCCGCCGGCGCTCAGCGCCGTGAAACGCTGAATCTTCGACGGGCAATATTTCGCCGGCAGAGTGCCGATGAGGGTGTTACTCCCTGACTGAACCAGGCCGGTCAGATGGACGAATCCGAACTGGTCTTTGTAGTAGCCGGTGATATTGAAGCTGGAATTGTTCACCCAGCCATTCACTAGAGAGAGAGCCGAATAGGAGACTGCAGCGACGTTGGCAGTGTTGAGATTGACCAGGTATCCATTCGCATCGAAGAGGTTCTCTTTGACCCTCACGTATTGCGGAGTAGGAGCTGCGGCGAAAATCCAGGTCACGCCGCTGTCGACAACTGGATTGATGCCGTCGGTGCCGGTGGGCCCCCCCGAGCCGGCGCTTACCCCTCCGATGGAGGCCTGATAGACGTGGCCACCGTTGGTGACGCGATCCCCGGCGACGTAGGTGTGCGTGGCCTGCCAAGCCGAATATACCGCGTCGAGTTGGTTGGCCCCGGCCCCGGACGGATTGGTGGTCAATACGCTCCACACTCCACCCTTGAGCACTCTCGTCTTCGTTGCCGAGCTGTTCAGGGCCGACTGCGCATAGTCCGATTCGATGATCTCGACGTAGGTGCAGGTGGATTCAAAGAGCCAATTCACCGGCCCGACGGGGTCCATGGTGAAGTTCCTGATCTCGGCGGCCTTCACCGAGGTCGCCCAGATTGAATAGCTGTTCGAAACGGCATTGTGCTGCGTGCGCGAGCCGTCGACGACCAGCTTGTCCACGTTCTTTGCGCGGATGAAGGCGTGCGGATCTTCGTTGAAAAAGATCGGGCTGTCGACGACGGTGGCGGCGACATTGGCCACCACGCGTCGAATCTCCACGCGCGGTGTGCTGCCCGATGCCGGCGCGATCCTGATCCCCTGATAGCCGATCGTCTCGTCGATCAGTCCGTCTTCGATTAGGACAGAGTCGGAAGCGCCATTCGACGTGACGAAGATTGCAGCGGTAGGAAGATTGCCACCCGAATAGTCGCCGACCTTTCCAATGGCGCCGCCGCCCGCTTCGTCGATGTCCCAAAACTGGAAGTCTCGAATCACCGCATTGCCGCCAGTGATCCTCACCAGCTCAAACTCGCTGACCTTCTGCCCTCCTCCGACGCCGAGGAATAGAACGTGGTTTAGATAGTTCACTCCGCTGAGGCACTGTTGCAGCCCGCAGGACAGATTCGAAAAGCGCACATTCTCGACGTGTAGCTGACCGTCGCTGGAAAGCGCTCCTCCCGCGTCGACGTTGACGCCGACTGTGCCGCGAAAGGCGATGTCCCGCAGCACGGTCTGATCGTCGTATCCATTGTTCCGAAAAGTGAAAGCGTAATAGGTGGTCCCATTGGTGGCCGCTGGATAGATCGAGCTCGACTCACCCGTCCCCCGAATGACCGGAGAGCGAAACACTAGAGTGCTCACGTTGCCGGCGCTGAAGTCCACTCCCGGCGAGGTGACCTTGTAGGAGCCCGTCGGAATCGTCCCGAGCTGCTGCTTTTGGATGATGAGCTGCGCGGCCCACGCCTGCAGGCCGAGCGTGTCGTCGGTGGTGCCGTTTCCCGTCGCTGCGGTTGAGACGATGCCAGCGCCGAGATACTTCCAGTGCGCCGTCCCGTCGGTGATATCGGCCGAAGTGGTCGTAGGGCCGCCGCTGCCAGCCGTGGTGCCGACGGTGATCACCTGATAGGTCTTGCCGGAGTTGAGTCGGCGCTCGCCGAGGATGACCGCAGTCGATCCGGTCCACGCCGGCACCGGAATGGGCGCGGTGCAGGCAAGGCCCTCGCTGCTGCCAGCGACGCCGCCCGGCACTGAGCCTGGCGATAGCACGCCGCCGCTGATCGGTGAGCCGTAGGGAAAGTTGATCGCCTTGACCTGCTTGCGCACGCCGCCCACCTGGATGCCCAGCGTCGGCACAGGCGGATAGCTGTTGTCGGCGCGCGCCGGCAGCGCGCAGAGCAGCAGCGCGAGCGCGGCGAGCTGCCTCACGACTGCACCGTCGCCTTGCCGCGCACTCGCACGACGTCGGCCGAGGTGAGCGTGCCGCCGATCGCCTCGACCTGGATGAACATGTTCTCGAGGCCGCGGTCGGTGATCAGCATGATCACGTCGTCGACGATGTTGGTGGCGTCGAAAACGTAGTCGTGCTCCTCGATCGAGCCCTGCCCATCCTCGTTGGACGTGCTCTGCAGGTCGGTCGGCGTCGCCTCGTTCGGGTTCTGGTAGCTGACCTTGAGCTTGAACTCGGTCATTGCGCCTTTGCCCTCGGCGTGCACCTTCAGCACGACCGTATCGTCGCTTCCGGCGTTGATCTGCGGCCGGCGACATAGGCTGCGGCGACGAGTCTCTGAGGTGTTCCGACGCCGTCGCCCGAGGCGTTGAAGAGGATCCCGAGATCGATTATCTGCCTTATCATTTCATTTTCCCTCAGTTCACGAGTGCGATGTAGAGACCAGCGCTACCATCTGCGCCGTTCGTTCCGCCGCCGACTCCAGTGCCATGCGTCCCGCCCGTGACGGTCGGTGTGGTGCCGGTGAAGGTGTGGTAGATGGCGATCACCAAGCCCCCGCCACCACCACCGCCGCCGCCGGACTTCGTGCCAGCGCCGTTGCCGCCATTGCCGCCGTTCGCCGAGATC